CCGCGTCATGCGTCAGTGCGCTCGTTGCCGAGAACGTCGGAGCCGTGTAAGTCGCCGAAACTGCGACCGTAGTCTTATCGTGGGCAAGTGCCCCCGTCGCCTCGAACGCGCCAGGGGTAAACGTTGCCGAGCCAGAGGTAGCGACCGCCGCAATGGTGGCCGCCACCGTGCCGCTAAAGGCAGCCGCACCTTGAGCCCGGAGCAACGTAAGGAGCATCTTAGATCGCTTCTAGTTGGTCTATCGTCGTTTGCGTTTCGTCGCGTTCGGCGTCAAGTGCCACCACCCGGTCCAAATCGCCAATCGCAAAGGCATAGTCCCGCTGACGCGCCAACGCCGCCAACTTGTTCCGAAGCAACGTTTTCACATCATCAAGGGTCATACGAGCGGAATAAGCTCCTGGCACAAGGTTGAGAGGTGAGACTGCAAGAGCACCACCCCGTATTCGTCGGTTCCGTCAATCGCCGCAAATGCCGCCATGCGACCGCCTAGCGTAGCCGTACCAGTTTGAATGAAGTCAGTAGCAACGTAAGGCGAGAACACCCGGTTCTTAGAATCGAAGCGATAAATCTGGGAGAGTTGCGAGGCGACATAGACGTTGATGTACGTGTAGCGACCCTCTTCGCCCGCAGGACAGTAGGCCCCCGTGGTGCCCGCGCCAAAGGCGTTCACGTTGCCATCGTAGGCAATCGCCCCCGTCCAAGTGCCTGTGGTGCCACCCGCAATGTCCAGCACGTCGAGAGTAACCGCGCCGCCTCGGAAGAAGTAGCAGAAGGAGTGCCGCGCGTACTTCGCCGGGTCCGGTTGAATCCCCCAAGAAGGTGCCCACAAGCATCCCGCCGCGTTGGCCGCCGGAGCCGTGCCGAAGTAGGCCGTGCTCCATGCGTCCGCCGCAATGGAGTTTGTTCCGTTGTTGATCGTCGCGTCCGTATAGTTGTAAGTGTAGGTCGTAGTGTTCGCCGTCGTCCTAAGCACTAGCAGATTCGGAAGTTCGATGACAAACTTCGCGTTGCTCGAAGGCGTTGTGGCCCATGCCGTCCCAAGCGTGTAGACCGCGCTCGGCCCCGCCGTATGGCTTGAGATGATACGTCGTTGCCCGACCGCCGCCGGAGTGGCCGTATCTTCGACAATCCGAATCTGGAAGTTTCGGTACTCGTTGGCAAGTACCCCTGAGTCGCTACCCGACGCCCGCCCGGTGATGGACGAAGCCCCGGAGGCCGTCGCCGTAATCGCGAACCGACCGCCGCCGCCCGAGTCCGTGTCATGGTTGCCCAGGACCATCCCTTCACCCGGCTTCATGTCGAATGGGTTGTATTGTTCGTCCAGGACGACCATCGCGGAATCGGTCGTAAGCGTGGTCGGAAGGTTCGTAGTCCCTCGGTTGGCAAGCGTGTTGGTGGCAGGCTCAAACGAACGGAACACGCCCGCCGCCACCGAACCCGAGCCAAGCATATAGAGGCGACCGCAAAGAATCTCATAACGCGCCCCGGTGGCCGGAGTGAACGAGAACGCCGCGTCTACCGTGATGGCCGGAGCAGTGCCCGCCGAGTTGCCGACAATCCACCGCTCCTCAGTCTTGCCCGCCGTGGTGTCAATGATGCGAAGCCGAAAGCCAAGCTCACCAGAACCGCCTCGGTTGGCAAGCATGTTCACGCCCACCGCCGTCGGGAGAGCCGTCGAAAGCGTCACGCTCGTGGTCGTAGCACCCGCCGCAATCGTGCCCACCGCGCCGAAGGAAGGGACAAACGCCGACGTGGAACCAGCGCCGAACGTGCCCGCCGTGAGCGGGTTGGCAATCGCAAGCTGCCAGGACTTGCTCACGATGTTGTAGCGGTTCAGGACCGCGTTTGAAACCAACTGATAGATGAACGGGTTTCGCGTGGTGTTGTTCCGCATATCCGCCGCCATCGAGGTAGCCGCCGCGTGGGCGTTCGGAGCGGGCACCGTCTGGACCCACATCATGCGGTCGATGACTTTCTTGAAGGTATTAGCCATAATTTTCCTTTAGGTGATTCGTGAGCGGTGGCAGTCAGCCCATGCGCTCCAGTTCGTCGCGTTGATGAGCATCGACCCATTCCGCCCGTCGATGTTAGTAAGACCCGTCACCGTAGTGACGCCCGCGACCGTGGTCACGGTCGAAACTGTGGTGACTGTGCTAACGGTCGTTACCGTCCCCGACTCGATGACCGCCGTCGAACGTTGCCGCCCTAACGTCCGGTCGAAGCCCATTGGGCTCATGAGGGCGTCCAGGATGCGCCGCAGGATAGAAGCCGCGCCGCTGATTTCTTGCACGGGCATGGGGTTTGCCACGTTTACATCGGTTGCTACCTTTGCATCGTCGGTGCCCTCAACCGTGACCAGATTGACCGACTGAGCATGAGCGGACTCGCCGGAATAACTGACGTCACGAGACGCAATCTTTACCCCGGTGCCCGGATCGTAGCCAACATTATCAGTCGGCACGGACGCCCTCCATCTTCGCCAGCAAGTCTAGCAGGAACTCGCGTTCGTCAGGCTCCACGCCTTGCGCCAGCCGGTCGTAAATCGTTTGAGCCGTAAACCCACTTTCCGCCACGCCGCGGACCTCTACGTCGAAAGTAATCGTCACTACTGCGGCACCGTGACGGTCATCGAAGTGATGGCAATCGTGCCGCCCGAGACAATCGCTTTATTGTTGAACACTAGGTCGGGAGTGTCGCCTGAGTTGCCCGCCGTGCCTTGGAAGATGACAGTCCCGCTGCTGTCTTTTACCCGGAAGTGCCCCGCATCACCCGAGGCATCCGCGTTCGTGTCCGACGTAATCGCGGCCGCCGTCGCCACGCCCGTCGCAGCCGAGCCAAAGGCCGGATCGCTGAAAGTGAGGGTGCCCAGCAACGTGCCCGAGTCGGCGGTGGCAGGCGTAGCCGGAGGGCTTCCGGTCCGAATCTCAATGGTGCCCGCGCCCGAACCACCGTCTACCAAATCCACGATGGAGTCGCAAGCCGCATTTCGGGCCGCTGTGCTGATCTTGAAATCGCTCGGCATTGTTGTAAGGTACGGCACCCGGACAATTTTCTAAAATAGTCCCTAGCCCCCTTGACTTTCTATCGCAAGGGTGCGATAATAACGCCACGGGCACCAAGCCCGCCCAGGTGAAACAAATGAACAAGCCACTCAGCCAACTCAGCCTCAGCGAGTTTAAGCCCAAGACCACCTTCGGCAAGCGTCCCAAGTGGGCGAAGCCGCTCACCCGCGACGACTGGCGGCACCTTCAAGAAGGGCAACGCCGCAACGTGCCGACTCTCTCTAACTTGGTGCAGGACGCGACTACCTGCGACGAGTGCGGATGGATTCTCAAACAGGTGCAAGCCTGATGACTACCAAGGAAGCCGACCAAATCCAAATCTCTTACCTCCTTCACACGACCAGCGGCAAAGGACGGTGCGGCCTAGTGCTTGCCCGTCGTGGTTTGCTTCGCTACCTGGTGGCCGAGATCGGCTTGCGCCCCGCCGCTCAATGGGCGAAGGAGAACAAGACCGGGCAATTCGTTCAACTGCGCTTCAAGAGTAAGGACGACCGCGCTTTGTTCATGCAACGCTTTACCGCCCTCACCGCAAAGGCCACGCAAGCCCGTTTTGACAACGGCGACCGCTACGCTTTCTCGCCCATGTCCCTGCACATGGTGAAGTGAATGACCATCGCGCAAGCCGCTAAGACCTGGGGCGTCCACCGCTCCCGGGTCTTGGTCTGGGTCCGCGAGAACCGCATCCCGGCCACTCTTGAAACCACCCCTGCCGGAAGTTACTGGGCCATCCCCGACGGCACACCGCGACCCGAGCCCAAGCCGCCCGGACGCAAGCGCACATAAAAAATGCCCCCCGGCGAACCAGGGGGCTAGTCGTTGGTAAGGGAGTGTCTTAGAGGTAGATGTAGCCGATGTAGATTTTGCCGACCACGCCAGCCACGTCGCCCGAGGCTTCAGCCACGTTGAGGAACTGGTTGGCTCCCCAGACCATCGTCTGCTCGCCGTTGGTGCCCGCATCTTCCGCGTTGGTGTAAAGACCAAGCGTAGCCAGCGAAAGGCCGTCAATCAGGCCGTCGTTCACCGTGGTTGCAGCCGCCCCAACGCCGATGTCCACCGTCGAAGCACCAGTCGAAGCCGTGGTCACGCGAACGGTGATGTCCTTAATAAGAACGTCGGAGCCGAACGGGTTAGCCAAGGAGCGATAAACGCCGGTCGCCACCGCCGAAGCCTGCGAGATGTCGAGTTCGTAAGCGTAAGTGCCGCTTTCGTTGTTTCCAGAGTATCGTGCCATGTCTTTAGAATCCGGTCACGCCAACCAAGGCCGCCGGGCGTCGGTGCTTGATGCCTGCGCGAACATAGGCACGAGCGGTGCGGATGAGCTGTTGGAACTTTTCACCGTCCGAGTTGGTGAAGTCCACGGTCATATCCTGGCGAAGAGCAATCGGGAAGAAGCTCGTGTCAAGAACCATCGGCTTAGTCGCCGTGATCGCATCACACTCCACCACGGGGATGCCGCTAATACGCGGGGCCACGAGGTCTTGCAGAATGTTGATGTAGAAATGGCCGTCGGCCGCTTGCGCTTCGACCACCTTTTCCCAGGCGTCCGGGTGCATGATGATCAGGTTGGGGTTAGCCCGTCCCGCGATCCGCACGTTCTTGATCGCCTTGCGAATGGTAGTGATGGGGGTATCCCCGACTACGGTCGCCTGCGACTGCGCTCCCGTCAGGTCTTGCAGGCCCGCCAGTTCCGAACCCGTGCCAAGGCCCGCCGCCAGCTGGCGGTCAAACTCTTGACGAACCATCAGCGGGAGCTCCATTTGCATCATCGCGGCAATAGCCGAATCGTCCGCAAACTCCTGTTCAGTGATGTCCATCACATGACCAATCACGCGAATGGCCTCGCTGACAATCTCGCTCGTAAAGGTCGAGGCTTCGAGGGCTTGCCCTTCCAGCTTGGTCTTGGCGTTGTTCGTCCGCACCAGTTGGCGGCGATAGACGATGCTATCTTCCTGCGTCGGATAGAACGAGAAGAAGTCCAGAAGCTGCACCGGGCGGCTGGCCGCAGGCACAAAGTCAGGCTCCATCGTGGCGCGGAGCGGGTTGTTCGTGCCGTTGATGACGCTCTTGGTCTCGGCAGTCAGGCCCACCGGGCACTTGATCCCGTGAACGTCCGAACGCTTGCCCACATGGCTCTTGAGTTCAGCCAGGTAGTTAGCCTTTTCGGCGGCGACTTCGAGACGGTTGGCGACCACTTCCGGGCGGTTCCAATTCTCTACGCTAGAAACGAAGTTCAGGTCCGCTTGCTTGCTGTCAAGGGACGCCACCAGAGTTTCGACCTCGGCGCGTCGGTCCTTGGGGATGTCGCGGAACTCGTTGCCCGCGTCATCCTTCACCAGCGGAAACTGAGACAGGAGGCCCTTGAGGTCTGCCTGTTCTTGCGCAATTTGCGCGTTCAGTTGCTTGATGTTCATTTACTTAGTAAGTTGTTCAGCCCGGAGTAAAACATCCTGCCACCCGTCGGGGAAGGAGTCAAACTCGGCCTGTTCTGTCTTGGCTTCGAGATCGTCAATGGCTTCGAGGCAAAGGGCAGCCACCGCGCTCAGTTCGTCCCTGAACTTGGCAAGCCGCTCATCATTTGCGCCCTTATCCTTGATCTCTTGCAACCGATGAACGTAGTCCTGAACCTGCGCCGTGAGATTCTCGAACTGTTTGGCCCGGGGCTCGCTGTGGCCCTTAGCCGCTAAAACTGTCGCTTGGTCGTTGGCGGGCATCAGAACCACCGAAACCTCAAAGACCTGGATCTTCTTGAGGAATCGAACCCGCTCACCCTTGTATTCGCCTTCTTCGGATTCCTTGGTGTAGTAGCCGATGGACAGACCCACCTTCTTCCCCTTGGCAATTCGCTCCGCTACCTTGGTGCGCAGGTCTTGGGCGTCCTGAGTTGAATGGTAATCCATCTTCACCCAAAGCCCATTGGCGTCCTCCTTGGCCTCCATGACCATGCCCACCGCCTTATCCCATGCGTGGGCCTCGCCCATGAACCCTTCATCAATCAGGGTTTGCAGATCGTCAAACGCGCCATCCATGAGCACGTCCTTGTAGCTGTCAATGTTGTGCTTGACCGCGCCGTAGCCTTCGAGGTAGCCCGCGCCATCATCGCCTACGCTCTTGACTTCTAGGAGTAAGCTCTTGCGCTCCATTACCACTAAGGTACGACCATCACGCCATTACCCTAAGCGAGTCAAAGAATGCGCGGTCATCGGCAGAAATCTCGGCATACCCAACACTGCAATAGGCCGTAAACGCCTCGGCAAAGGCTTCCATCCTGTCTGTCTTGGCGTACTCGGTGCAAGGCTCGCACATCCGCGTAAAGCCAAGGTGATAATCAATGACGTGCCCCAGTTCGTGGACCACTACCCACCAATCCACCGGTTCCGGCATGATGACCATCGGGACGCGCTGCACCCTTGAAGCAGAGTGACATGGATACATGCAGTGCGCAGTATAACGGAAAGATCGCCCGTCCCCCGTATCGTCAAACATGTGGACGCCCTTCCAGACAGGATCGCCGCCGGAAAGCCAATCGGTAGCAAGCAAAGAACTAGGCACCCGCGCCCGAACTATTTCAAGCCCCATCTCAATCGCTTCGTTGTTTCGATTGTCGTAAACCAACCACATCACGCGGCAAGCCCCAGCGAGGCCACTAGGTTGTATTCCACGGGGTCGAAGGACGCCACCCCCTCCACTGTCTCCACCAGGCACCGACAATTCCCCATGCAGGGAGTGTCC